GCTTGGCCGGTCATCGCAACAAGATACAGTGTGGCGTCCACGGGACTAAGTATTTTGTCTTTCAGCGCACTGGTCCATGTATGCACCCAGATTGTGCCATAGCTCGCATTGAGTTTTGGGTAAAAAATTCTAAAAAATCAGAAAAAGTTTTCAGGCCTGTAATGGGTGAGCTTTACGACTTCGTGGTCTGGGGCATGACGGACGGTAGTCGTTATGTGCTGTATGACTGGGGCAATCGTGAGGCTTGGGAATATGCAGTAGACAAGTATCGAGACATGAAGCAATTACAGCGTGCTCGTCGAATGGCGACAGTTGAAACTGATAAACTGGTGTGGTTGAGCAATGAAAGACAGAAAACAGGGTTTGGTCATGACACGGAAAAAATGGTTCTTCCGGATGGCCACCTTTGGGTTCGTGAGTGCTCTCAATATTTAGCTGAACTGCACAATGAGTCGATGGTTGCGCATCTTTTGGGCATCATTGATTTGTTTGATCTGTCCAAATTGTGCTACTCGGGCGACATCATTGAAACAAAGCATCAAGTCTTACAGGCTAAGCTTGATCTGAAGGAATGGTTCTTTGGCAGACAATCTCAACACCATCCTACAAACCATCAATCGGCGAGATCATAAGGATCTTAGTCAAACCGATATCAACAAAATGTTATTAGAAATCGTTGATAAAGCGATGGTTGAAGACCATGGAGCAAAAGGCCTAGAGGTTGCACTTCGGGCTGTAAGCAAACTTGCCGAAGGTCTAACTGACACCTCACTCAATGCAACAGATGAAGACATCAAAGGCAAGCTTCCAGCAGAAGTGTTGCGCATCGTTGAAGGAAAGAGGAAATGAGCCGGCGTAGAAAATCTCGAAGACGACGACGATCCCCAGCCTGGCAGCGTAAAGAAGGTAAAAACCCCAAGGGTGGCCTGAATGCTAAAGGCAGAAGAAGTTACAATCGAGCAACCGGCGGTAAACTAAGGCCTCCCGCTCCTAAGCCAAAAACCAAAAAAGACGCCGCTCGTAGGCGTAGTTTCTGTGCTCGCATGAAGGGCATGAAGAAAAAACTAACCAGCGCCAAAACCAGGCGTGATCCAAACAGCAGAATCAATAAATCTCTGCGGGCTTGGAACTGCTAATGCGAAAACGAAACTACCGTCGTGAATACGACACCTACCACAGCAAAAGAAAACAAAAAAAGAACCGGGCAAAACGCAATACGGCCAGGCGTCGCTCGGGTCTAAAGGTTGGCGACCCTAGAGAGGTTGACCACAAAAAACCATTGAGCAAGGGCGGTAGCAACGGCAAAAGGAACCTGCGGGTAGTGTCTCGCCGAACAAACCGTCGCAAGGGGGCTCGATAATGCAAACAGTAGAAACTGAAGTTGTTCGTAATCAAACCCGCCTCGATGGCGTTGACGCTCGACTAAAAAAAATCGAAAATAAACTCGATAAGTTAATCTGGATTGTTGCTCCAGCTATGGGAGTGATGAGTGTTCTCGGCCCGTACATTACAGCAAACTTGATGAAATAATGGACTCCTCACAGATCTTACAGATGGTTGCAGACTTTGGGGCGCTAGGCCTGGCCTCTGGGGCAATCTTTTGGCTGTATCTAAAAATGAGTCAAAGGTTAGATCTGCTAACCGATAACTTCCAAAAACAACTGCGAGAGCAAATGGAAGACTGCAATCGAAGAGAAGCAGAGGTTCGTGACCGCTTCATGGATGTTGTCAACAAGTACGACCAAGAGCGCCTTCAGTGGGTAACTCGATTAGAGTCTATTGAAAAAGAACTGCAAGATACTGAAGCCTTAATTAAAGAAGGCCTGGGTGAAATGCGTAATCACTACGCAAAAATTAGCGCTGTTATAGGCAAGGAAGTCTAATGGCTACAGCGACGAAACGTGACCCTAAAAAGTGGGCACGAGCGAAAGCTAAAGCACGAAGAAAAATGGGCGGCAAACACAGCGCCCGAGCCATGCAGCTTGCCGTAAAATATTACAAAGACATGGGTGGTAAATACTCAGGTAAGAAACCCAGCAGCAAAAGCAATAGTCTTAAAAAATGGGGCAAGCAAAAATGGGGCTGGTCTAAAAAAGGCGGTAAAGGGGTTTACTTGCCTAAAAAGAAAAGAGAAGCTCTAAAACGAACAGCGGCAGGGCGTAAGAAACTGGCGGCTGCGGAAAGAAAAAAAGCGGCAGCAACGCGCAAGGGCAAGCAATATTCAAGGCATGGTCTTGCAGCAGGTACATCAATGCGTCGTAAATCTAGAAAGCGGCGGACAACAAAAAGGAGGCGTAATGCCCGTAGGACCTAGTGGTAAAAAATTTCCTTACACAAAAAAAGGTAAGGAACAGGCCAAAAAAGCAATGAAAAAAAAGAACGGCACAAAAAAACCCGCAAAAAAAGCAGGTCGTAAAGCGCCGATGAAACGAGGCAGGCGTTAAGTTGCCCAGAAAACGCAAAACAGCGTTATCTGAGTATCAAAAAGCCTATATTAAACATTGCCAGGAAGATTTTTTCTTCTTTTGTGAGCATGAACTAAAAATCGTGCTTAAGTCTGGGCTTTTGGCCCCGCTTATACCTAACGATGCGCAAAAAATTGTCCTTGAGTACATCCTCGACAAGGGGCTGAACCGTCTGGCTATACTCAAAGCCCGGCAAATGGGCATATCAACGTTTATTGCTGGCTTTTTCTTTTGGCGAACACTGTTTGCAGAGAACACAAAGTGCATTGTGCTTGCTCATGACGCTGAAGCGGCAGCAAAACTCTTTAAAATCTACCAAACCTACTACGAAAATCTAACTGAGTGGGTCAAAGAGGAGTTTCCGCTTAAGCACTCGACCAAAAAAGAGCTAGTTTTTGCTAAACACACCGGTTTTATTACGATTGCTACGGCAAACAGCCCTGACAAGCTCCGTGGCTCGACTGTGCAGTACCTACACTGCTCCGAAGTAGCGTTCTGGGACAAACAAAAGGAAGTTTTTACGGCTGCTATGCAGGCTTTGACCGACCGAGGCTGCGCATTTGTTGAAACAACCGCTAACAGCTTCAACTACTTCTACCATTGGTGGCGTACAGAGAACGGTTACTACAAACTGTTCCTCCCTTGGTTTACTTTTCGTGATTATCAAATCATGCGTGACGAACAACACGGCATGTATACAGATCGCAAAGGCGATTACATTGAATACTCTGATCGTGAAATAGAAACACTCGAACGCACACTAACCAACGACGAAGCAGAGTACGTCAACAAGTACAAGCTTAGCCCTTCGCAGGTTAGCTGGATGAAATGGGCACTAGAAAACAAGTGCGATGGTGACTGGCGCACGTTTGACCAAGAGTACCCCGGCGCACCAAGCGATGCGTTCTTGTCGTCTGGTGATTCGTTCTTTGAAGAACAGTATGAGCCTGTAGAAACTAGCGAAACAGAATGTATTATTGAAAAACCAGTGCTTGGCTGCACCTATGTTATGGGTATTGACGTTGCGTCAGGATCTAACGATGGTGACTATTCGGCAGCAATGGTCATCGATGTCACATCAAAAGCTGAATACAGACCAGTAGCCTGGATTTATAAAAAATGCCCAGTTCATCAGTTTGCAAAAGAAGCAAACGCACTTGGCCGACAGTACAACAACGCATTGGCTGTAATCGAAGTCAACAATGCAGGCGTGTCTGTACAAGAAGACTTTTATTTAGATGAGTACCCGCGACTCTACAGGCGTTATCAGTATGACAAAATGGCAGAGCGGTATGTCGAAAAGCTTGGATTTTGGACGGATGCTACTAAGCGTAACCTGATCCTTAACAGGCTGCGCAAACTTGTAAGCCATAAAAAATTAAAAGACCTACCGCCTGTGCTGACCAATGAAATGTCATCTTTTGTTTATGACAAAAACGGCAAACCTGATCACAGCGCTGGTTGTCACTCAGATATGATCTTTGCAACAGCCCTAGCTCTTGAGGGATTAGATCAAATTGGCGAAATGAGGATGCAGATTTTCAAGGAGTTTCACCCTCAAACGCCTGAAGATATAGTCCGTTTTGAATCAAAAACTGGATTGGCCTGGCGCACATTAGAACCGCTCGGTCAAAGTAAATACAATATGTCTCAACAGCCATCAGTGTTGGGAGACAACCTTGACTTTTAGCAAAAAATATTTCTAATGCTTAAATAAAGGTGGCTCGCCAGCCTACGATTGGCGTGTATTTCCGCTAAGCCAGGAGCGACATCATGGCATTTCCATCTCTTGCTGAGATTCAGAAAAACTTAGCCGTAAAACAAGAAACGGAATCGGCACCCGCTAATGAATCAACAGCACCGGCACCTGAACCTACTGCAAACGAAACCGTAGAGGGGCAAACGACAGAAGCATCACCGGAGGCGGAAGCGCAGCCGACTCCAGAACCAACTCAGGAACAAGAAGCGCAACCTGAGTCAGGGGAAAGTGAGCCTGATCGTATTCCATACGGCCGATTTAAAGACAAAGTAGATCAGGTCAACACGCTCAAAGAGACGAATGAGTTGTTACTTAAGCAACTCGAAGCTCTGAAACAGCAGCCCGGAGAAGAGATACAGCCGGAACCTGAACCGGCAGATCCGTTGTTAGAGCGGCTAGACTCACTAGATGAGTACGCTGATTCTGACATGGTGTCCGTCATGAAGGATATGGCTGCTGAGTTAAAGACGTTACGAGCGCAAGCAAGTACGTCAGAGCAGAGCGTCAACCAGATGCGTGTGCAAGAGCGGGTTCAAAAAATTGAATCTGAGATTGAGCAAGTAACTGGAACCATTGGCGTGCATGATGCAAAAGCTGCAAGAATATTTATTCTTCAGAGTTTGTCTCAAGACCCAAGCTTGAAGGTCAATGATTTGGCTGACAGTTTTAAGTCATGGGAACAACAGCAAGAAGATTTAATCTTGAAGCGACTAGGTATGAGCCGACCTGCTGAGAAAGCCCCTAAGCAGAAAGGCGAAACACCTGATACACCTCCTCGACCTAGCCATGCTGGGTCGTCTTCACCAAAAGAGTTATCTGAACCCAAAAAAGGAATAACTCTAAAAGAACTTAGAAAAACTATTGGTGCCGGAAGGCGTCGATAACAGGAAAAGAAAATGTCTGCTAAATTAAGCACAATTAGTAAGCTCCTCAAGGAGCAGTATGAAGGCCCGATTCGCGAGCAGTTGAATCAAGAAGCCCTCATTTATCGCCTCTTTGCCGAAGGTCCGCACGAGTGGTCCGGCGACAAAGTTATTATCCCTCTTCACACTGGTCGTAACGACGGCATTGCTTATTTGACGGAAAGCACTGGTGCCCCCGCTAATTTTGTTGCTGTTCCTGAAGCTGGCAACCAAAGCTACTTGGACCTCGCTGTTGATGCGAAGTACCTGTATTCATCGTTCCAAGTTACTGGCCAAGCAGAAGCTAAAGCGCCAGGTGCTGGTGGTGGCTCTGAAGCTGCCTTTGTTGGTGCAATGTTCTCTGAAATGCGTGGCATGGAAAAAGATGTGCGCAACTCGATGAACAAAGACATGTTCACGGGTCAGGGCTTCCACGGTTATCTTATTGATAACACAAGCGAAGCAACGAATACTGGGCGTCGTATTTCAGGTGCTAATCACGTTGTGGTTGGTGCATTTTACCAGTTCTGGCATGTCCCGGCTGATGACTCAAAAAACTGGGTTCTGCTCAATAATAATGATGGAGGGGGGGCTGGTAATGTTACTGAGTTTGAATGCACAGCAGTTGATACAGCCTTGGGTACTGCGACATTCAACTCCGGCGCAGGTGCTGGTAAGTTAGGACCCGACGCTTCAGCCGTTGGCGCTACGGATCTTGTAGTCATGTTGCGTGTCACCGCTATTGGTAACGATGCTCGGCCGCAGGTTAACGAAATTAATGGCCTTAACTGCTTGGCTTTCGGCACTGCTTCAGATGATTGTTTCGGTAACGTACGCACCGGAACTACTAACACCATTCTTCGTGGTTTTGGTTTTAAATCAGATCAAGCTGCTGCTCCGGCAGGTGGCTTGAGCAGTGGTCAGCCGCTAACGCTCGAAGACATGCAGTTAGTTGTCGATGCAATCGCAGAGCGCTGTGAAGAGGATGTTGACACGATTATCATGCACCGCTTCACCCGTGCTCAGTATCGCAACCTTGCTCAAGAAAACATTCGTTACATGCCTGGTGAAACGAGTGGCGACCTTGGGCATCGTCCTGGCGATCTGGCGTTTGAAGACATGCCGATTACGGTCAGCAAAGATGTGCCGTTTGGTGTCATCTACTTCTTGGTGCGTGACACCATCAACACCTACACCCTACGTCCGGGTGGGTTCCAAGAGTTCACCGACGGTGGTGACATTGTTACCCAGAAGCGTGATAAGGTATCTGGCCGCTTGACTGACGTTCGTGAAGGTTTCTGGAAGCAGTATTACAATATGGTTTCCGAGCTTCCACGCGCTATTGGCGTGATGGCTGGGATTGAATATAAGCGAGCATAATAGCTTACGCTTGATCCCAAGGCCCTCGGTGGGTAGAGTTGCAAGGGCTCTATCTGCCGGGGGCTTTTTTTATGTCGATATTTTTAGAAGTTTGTATTGCCATTGCTATGTTAGCTGTGGGTTTTTATGTGGTGGCTCTAGGCTGCATTGCGATTTTAGCGCACAAAGCAAAAGTAGAGATGAGTCAGCCGACTAAAGAGCAATACCCTACATATATTTCTGGTGAGGACTTGCTGTAATGGCTCGAAAAAAAACCAAGTATTCAGATGAAGCTGGGCATATTGGCGAATTAAAATATGAAACAGAGCGCTGGCTTTACGGCGAAATACGAGTCTGGGATATATGCAGACGATTTATTGATGGCCTGCAATATGGTAGATTTAAAGATCAGCAACATGGTGGAACTTGGGTAACTGAGCCGTCTGAGCCAGGTGTTAGTCGAGTTACTGTAAACCTGCTGTTGCCAATCTACAATCGATTGCAATCTATGCTGTCAGTAACAGTGCCTTATATTGGTGTCCGACCTGCAAGCATGACTACGGCAGACATGATCAAAGCAAAGACTGATTCCGCTATGATTCAGTATCTTTGGGAAGCTTGCAAAATACCCGAAGTATTTAGGCACGCCCAGCGCTGGCAAATCGTGTGTGGCAATGTGTTTATTCACACTTATTTCGATATGGAAAAGGATCAAATTACTGCTGAGGTCGTACCACCGTATGATGTCTTTTGTCAGCGAAGCGTTGATTGCATCCATAAATCAGAGTGGCTAATCAAGCGAACCTATTTATATGGCAGTGCTATTGAGCGCCTTTATCCAAAAGTTGATCTTAGCGAAGTAGATACGGTTGTTACTAAGCTTGGTGATGATCGCATCAACTTTACCTACGCTACAGACACAGCTAACGATCAAGATCGCTACGAGGTTCTTGAGTATTGGAGCCGTGAACACAACAAGCATTGCATTGTTATTGGTAATCAAATCGCCTGGGAGGCAAAGAAGTGGGATGGTAGTCAAAAGTTTCCCATCGTCCATATTAGATTTCATCAACTGCCAGGCCGCTTGCACGGCAAGGGAGCGATTGCTCCTCTTATCCAAGTACAAAAAGAATACAATGCGCAACGTTCGGCGATCATTACTAACATTCGTCGCATGGGTAATTTGCAGTGGATTATTGCTAATAATAGTGGTGTCGATACAGTCACCAATGAACCGGGTGCTGTCATTCGATATAACCCAGCTTCGATCGCTCCTAAACAACTTCCGCTAAATCCGTTGCCTGGCTATGTTCTTGACAATGTGAATCGCAGCCACAGTGAGATGCTGGACTTAGCAGGCATTCACGGCACGTCATTAGGTAAAAGAGTTAGCGGAGTAGAGTCAGGCAAAGCAATCAATGCACTGGTTGCTCAAGATACTTCCCAGTTGCAATCAGTTCTAGATGGGATTGAAAAAGCGGCACGAGAAATGTCTGTTGAGATGATTAAGCTCGCCAAACAGCACTATACCAAATCTCGTATGATTCGAGTGTTTAGGCAAGACGGCGGTATGTTCTTCAAGATGATCAAGGGAACAGACCTTAGTGATGACCCTGATGTGTTCTTTGAGGCTGGGTCATTATTTAAGTCACACATCAAAGAACGAGAGCAAAGAGCAATCCAACTTGCTCAAATGGGCCTTCTCACACCTGAAGAAGCACGCAAAGCCGTTAACTTCTTTGGTCAAGACCCAATGATTCATCAGTCTGTTCGCAACTACAACTACGCACTCGACATATTAGAAGCTGCGCTTGAAGGTAATGAAGTCGTTGTGTTGCGCACCGATCCAATCATTGAGATTGCCGAGGTGTTCCAAGAGTACACAACAAGCGAAGAGTTCCAAGACTTGCCGCTTGATATCCAAGAAAACGTACAAGGTATTCTTATTGCTGTAGCAGCGCAAGGCAACCCGCAAGTGGTGCAACAACTGAGTCAGCCGGTATACCCTGTGCAACAGCCACAACCTCAGCAGGGCATGGGCATGAACCAAGGAGCAATGGCAGGGGCTCAACAGCAAGGCGGCACACCTGAAGGCGCTGCTCAGAGAACAGAAAATCAAGAACTAGCTCGAACCTATGAGGGGTTTGATGCACGGGCTGGAGGTGGAATGTGAGTCAGGGATTAAAAATACCAGAGGCTCATGATTTATTTCGTGACTATGTTGATGACCCTGACGCAACGTTTATTACGACGGCTCAAGTACAAAGGTATCTAGAGTTTGGGCTGGATCAATGGCGGCAGATTATCAGGGAAGCAAATCCCCATGTGTATGGTGCTATTTGTGAATTTAGCACAGGAACTACAACTGACAGCAGTTACCCCTCGCAAGCTGATGGCGTAAAACCTTTTAGGTTTAGTTTGGATTTAGATTCTAATTTGCTGCGAAGCTCACTGGCTAACGGCAATCAAAAAGCTGTTATGGGTCCAAATGCTATTGCGGATTGGTATAATCCAGCAGGCTCTACTCTGGTACATCCGCCAATAGATACAATTTTAGATTTATACACTTGGAATCCTGACCAAAAAAATAGGATTGATCGTTTTCGCCAGGTTGATGGGGCAAAAGCTCAAGAGTTATCGATGTTCTCTTGGACATATTATCTTGATGGCAATGTTTTGTTTTTCAACAACACACCCCCAACTAATATGATTTTAGAGTTTTTGCCTGTGCCTCGATATACAATGGATTATGCAAATACCAACTTGTACATTGAAGGCAATTTACTACCACAGTTTCATGAGCTTGTAGTGCTGTTAGCGGCCAAGCGTTACATGATTAGAGATCAAAACGTAAACGAGTTATTACTGCGCGAAATGGCTTCACAGGTTCAGATGATGACTGATTATCTTACCAAGCGTAGGCTAATGGGGTCGAATGATTCTGTTCTTATTAAGATGAGTTTCTAACATGGCTATGAAGGTCCGACCCCAAAGAATAGATATTCTGCCCAAAGGCGGGATGGACTTGCGATCTCCTGACGGTATCAAATGGATGCGCAACATGTTTAGGCTGACTTCTGTCAGTCCCTTAGAAGTGCGTGCAGGATTCGGACAAAGAGCGCAGATTGATACATCTGTGACCATGCCAGTAGCAAACAGCAACAACGGCACACAGGGCTATACAAAACACTTAGGAAGTTTTCTTTATCGATCTCGATTTGGGAATAGGCAAATACTTTCTTTGTTTGCTGTTGACGCAGGTATTAGTGATTCAACTAAAGCAGATATGACTGGCACGGGCGGAGCCTCTAAGCACTACTTAACAATACATGGCGTAAGTGTAGCAGTTGTTTTTAGTGTTTATGATCTTACAACGAACAATCATGCTGATTATTTAGTTCCGTTTAAGACTTCTGAGTTTGCTGACCGTAGTCGAGAATATCATACTTTGTTTGGGCATTTTGAGAGCCATCGAGATGCTGATTTTACAGGGTTTCGTTTTGAGTCATTAAGCGCTGTTAGTTTTGCACAGATTTCTGACTCTGTGTATTTTGCTAGTCCAGATATTGGAACATGGGTTTACAGGGGCATTGAAGTTCCGAACAAACGCAACAGACAACGAATTTGCAGCGATAATCCAGACCCGTTTATTTTTGCAGGCGACACCAGAACTTCCAACAACAATCACAACGGTTTTAGTGAGGGCTCTGTCGTAACACCTGTTGTTCCGACGCCAGGTATTAATGGTAAAAATGTCGTGTACCTAGAGCGGGGAGATATGCCTCGAAGTGTAGGCATGGCTAATTTAGGTGGTCGTATTGCATACACAGCTAATAACGTTGTTTGGTTTAGCGATGTGAGTCAGCCTTCCTCGGTAATGGCTATTAATTTTGCAGCGTTTGAAGCTGACGGGCAAACCACTGCTATTGGCAGTTTTAAAAACAATCTTTTTGTTTTCACAGATATAGAGGTGGTTGGCTTTACGCTTAGGCCAGCAAACGCAGCAGGTAGTGTTGTACCTGGCGTTGTTGATGTTGTGCGAGCAGAAACAAGTAAAGAGGCTGGTTGTGTGTCTGCCCGGTCTTTTTGTGAAACACCGTATGGTCTTTGTTTTATATCAACTTGGGGCGTACATCTCGTTGCCAACGTAAATAAGATTGTAACAATATCAGATCCTATTACTGCTCATTGGATGGAAGGCCTGCTAGATCCTGCTTCTGAGTTTTACAGAAACTCTGGCAATGCTGGCGCTGGTTCTAACAGGCAAACACCTATTCGGTATTACCACCAAGGTGAGCCAACTGTTACCTACTCAGGTGTCGAAGATAAAATTCATATTTGTTATGATGATCATATTCTTTGTTATGATTTTGACAGCAAGGCATGGGGCATCTGGCCTCTAGGCGGACGTGATCAAAATACAACAAACGCTATTTCTTATCTGCCGTCTTTTTCCGGCCTGACTATGCTGTCAGATCTCGATGGTGATTATTTAATCAGCGGGTTTCAGGATCTTAATCATACTTTGAATGACAATCCCTACAGTGAAAATCCATCGTATGTTATTGCAGAGCTTGGCTTAGGTGGTGGTCTAGATCGAAGCATTGAGAATGAAGATTTTCGTAAGTTTGGCGAGGGCCATTATGTCTTATTAGAACCAACAAATGGTTTTTCTGGAGGAACTGCTCCTCCTCTTATGGATAAAACAACGAGCTATGTCTCTAATGGATGGACGCTTTTTGTAGATCCTGTTGATGAATGGTTTGAGACAGGCACCGGCACAACCGATCGACTTAAAAAGAAGAGTTACGACGTTAGCTTTTGGCGTTGCGAAAGTTCTCCTGATCCAAACAGTGCATTAAAGTTTTCTTTAGAGCTTCCTGCCGGAGCGGGCTGGACATGCTCTACAAGTGAAGTTGCAACTCACGCAGAAGCAGGCAGCAAATCAAATTATAATTTTACTGTAAACACAGATAATCGACGCTTGAATGTAATCACGCCTAATCTAGGTGTTGGCGGAACAAGGGGGCCGGTAAGGTTTCCAATGATTCGGTTTACTATTAGCGGAAATACAGACGAAGTAAATGATCCAATTTTTACTTTGCACGCATCAGAAGCTACAGAGCCTATTGGTGGAACGACATTCGCTATAAGAGCTATTGTGTGGCAGGCCTCAGATCGCTTTCGTCACAGCAATCAAAAATGGAGCGCTGTAAGCACTGTGCCTGATACTGGCGGCCAGAAAGACGCTACGCATTCATTTGACGGAGCTTCTGTTCACGAACGGCCTGTGCAGTGGGCTATAACGACTGGTATGATTGGCAACAACGATGGCGTCAGAGCGCGCCTGAGAGGCCTTAGAGCGTCTTTGGTGACAAGCGGTCCTGATACCCCAGTCTCAACTGATTACGACGGCCTATACAACGCCGTGGTTGGAACTGATTACAAAATGCTTGCAGGCCAGCGTCAGGACAACACAGATCCTTATATTGCTAATCGAGAGATACGCAAAAAAGAAAGCATTAGAAATCGACTAAATGCAGGCAAAAGAACCTTTGGTTCAGACAGCACTGCAAGCACGGCTAAGTGGTCAACAGGAACATCAGCAACCACTGACTATTTAATCGATGAGGTCGAGGTCAACGAAATCGCTATTAGCACTCACGGCAAAGGCGATTCTTTTATGGCTATGGTGTACGGTACAGCGTCATCAGTTGCCTCAAAACTCAAAGTGCAAAAGCTGGTTGCAATACTGCAAACATTCAAGGGCAACAGGAGGAAAGGTCGATGAGTAAAAACATTATCGATGATGTCCCTGTTGCAGTTGCAGTTGGGCCAATACTTCGTCCGGGCGATTCTTTTTTAGAAGAAAACAGCCGAAACAATGGGACAAGACTTGTTAGTGGAAACCACGAGGTTATTTCGCTTGAGAAGCCGGCAACAACGATTTCGTCAGATCCTGATGCTGTGGTTACTAAGCAAACATCGGCAGACTCATCCTCAATTATATATGGCGCTACTTACGAGTGCGACGGCGACCAACCAGCAGCCCTTGTTAAGGCTACCGGAAGCACCGTTTTTGTAGGCTGCCATTTTGTCAAAGACGCAAACACGCAAGAGGCAGCAAGTAGTTATGTGCAAATCGAAAGCGGCGGGGCCGCCTTGTTTGTCGGTTGCTACTTTCATAATGTGCAGGCAGCGGGTTTTACAGTAAACAATGCAGGCGGTGCAACGAAAGTAAAGCTGGTAGGTTGTTTCATTCAAACAGGCAGGCCTGACAACAATACGACCCGAACAGGGGAAGTTTTATTATGAGCAATCGAGTTATTACAGATGAGCAGTTTGCTGCTGGCGGCACGATAGACGGAAGTCGAATCCAAACAGCACTAGATGATGTTGAGCAGTTTATTAACAATGTTCCGCTGTCTGCCATCAAACAAAAGTACGCTCTAAACTACATGACATTTACTTATATTGGCGCTGATTGGGCAGCCAACGCTCCAGCCAAAATTGGCGCTGCTAGAATACCACCTTTTTTACAACATACAGATTACCCGCGCGTAAAAGGGTTAAAACGCAGCAGTCTTACCCATCCTTATCCAGCAGACTATGAAAACAATGCTACTCCCAATGTGTTTACTGTTTCTACAATGTTTCCAAAGCCTGTGATCTTAGATTCTGTTTGTTTGTGGATTAACGGCGTTGGAATAAATGCTCCCGGTGCTCATTGGTTATCCGGCGGTGTTCATAGCCTGCCCATGAGAGACGGCTCGGGTAATAGTTACCAGCGAATTCGTATTATTATAGATACTGATGATGCTGTTGCTGCTGAAGACCGATCGTTAAACAGCAAAGAATTTGTGCTGCAAGATTTTCAAGAGCGTTTTCATGCGGGCACTTACAAATCTAGCGGTTCTGATATGGTGCCGAGTAGCTCAAGAAATACAACCCCTTGGGGATCAGAGGCTGGAACGATTCCGGCAATAGCGGGTTGTCCAGATCCAATGTCTCTTTATTTGCTAAAAAAGAACATCGACCTTCCTTTTTACCAAGGATCAAGAGTTAGATTTAGATTGATAATTTACCAATCAGCAAGCCTAAGCGCAACGAACTCACTAATAGCGAGGACTCCTGAAAACGTTACATTTACAATAGCTTATAAAGAGGCGTTACAAAGTGGCTAAAGTAAACTTTAACAAACTTACCAGAGGGCAGCCGCTTACACCGGGAATGGTTTGGGATAACTTGTCTCAGGCAGCTACAGCTTTAAGCGGAAATATTTCTGCAGATCAGCGTACAGAAAATAGATCTGTTTTTTCGGTTGTGCTTCATCGTGTGCGACATTCCGATGCTATTTTTGATGGGTACTCAAAAAACCTTTATGGCAACCTTCGTCCGGAAAAGTTTATTTTTAAACTTCCAGTTTGGCAGGAGTTTTTTGATACAGATCATTTTTCTGATGAAAACACGCCTGAAATTATTTTGGAGTCAATTAGTATTTCGTTTGATTGCATGAACCAAGAAAAGCCAATTAGATTAGATAATGGCCTACCTAGCACGGCAACATCAGATACATTCACATCGCCACTTGAAGTAACAATAGAGGCCGGCCGAAGCGGGGGTAAGGCGGTTATTCCAAATCAAGCATTAAATCTTGTGAACAAAAAAATAGTTAATCGGCCTAATCCTGCTTTAACTGCTAATATTGGAGCAAAAATAGGTGCTTATGATTTAATTTCAGTTTTCATCGAAAATCCAATTGATATTGATTATGCCACTATGCCAGCCCAAGCAGCGGGCGCTGTTACGGGTATTGATAACCTTGTTGTTCATGCACGGTTTAGCGCCCCGATTGTACAAAGAGACAATGCAACTTACAGCAGGCTTCCTCAAAACGCTCCACTTAGTCATAACTGCGAACGATCGTTTGTTTCAAATGTTTTGATCCCGCCAGTTGCTGGCAACAGTATTTTAGCTACATCAACAAATCTAAACGGCGTGCAAGACGCTTTTGAGCAGCTTGATCGTCAGGTGCGCAACGGCTTATTAGGTGGTCTAACTCGTGACTCTGAGCGTAGGGGTAGGGCAGAGTCTTTACTCGAAGATCAGGGTTATTTTTGTATGACTGTTCCTTTGTTTAATGTGCCTGAAGATGAAGGCCTAAGTCTTTGGCGCACAGCAACAGACGCAACCAAAGCTTATACCTCTGTTTTTGGGTATGAAAGACAAAACCTTGATCTTCCTAATTCTGTAAACCCCGGTAGAGGGCACAAGAGTTTTATGGACGCAGCGGTCGTTCCTATTTTAGCACCAGGCACAATTCATCATATTGGTGTTTTTTGGGACAAAATGTTCTTAGATGGACAGGTTTCTACTTACCGTGTCTATATGGATTTTGGTGTTGCTCTTGGGTGTAAGCCCAGAGCAGCCGAAGCAAACTATACACAGGTTAGTTATGTTACCGCTAAAGATGTGAGTTATGCAGCAAACAATGGCTACATTAACCATTTCTTTGCGCCAATTGCGCGTAGCGATAACTCTGCTTTTCCTATTTTGCCTGGTGTGGGCTATGTGGGCCAAGGCCATCCGTTTTATTTTGGTACTGAAATGGATGCTACAGGAGGCACACTGCGCAACAGCGTTGCAGATGCGACCAACCCATCATCTGTTTTAATAGCTCCAAAAACTGACGGCACCGAACAGTTTATAGAAATTAGGTGCAATATTAATCTCTATGACACGGCTACTTCTGAGTATTTAAATGTAACTGCCGGAACAGCCGAAGGTACCATTGGAAATGGTTCGGGAGTTTTTGTATGTATATATGGCAAGCAAGCGCTTGTTGAATAGGAGGCTGCTATGGATCCTTTGACTGCTTCTCTAATTGCCGCCGCTGTGTCCGCTTCAATCCCTTACGTTGTGGAGGGCGGGAAAAAGGTTATTAGTGAGTTTACTCCTGCAATGGATACCTCGGGCATGTCAATGTCTGCGCAACGTAAAGAGGAAGACGAGTTGTTCCAGCAGGGGCTGGCCGACTACACTCGTCAGATTAGCGACCTTGAGGGGTCTGTTGGTAGTGCTTTGGGTGCCAGCCTAGCAGCCAGCCAGGGGACTGGCCTAAGCGGCATGAGCGGCATCAACTTTATGCGTGGCCTTCAGGGTGAAGCGGCCATCCAAGGACAGGTTGGCAATCTCCAGACCGCCATGCAGAACTTGCGCACCCAGCGTGCTGGCGACATCCGCTCTCAGGCCGAACAAAACATTACCGGTATCCTCACTGCTCAACAGCACAGTAAACAGCGTGGCGAGCTTCTTCGTGGTTATGCTGACGCCGCCACAACGGATGCCGAAAGAGAAATGTATATGAACGCAGCAAGGATGTACGGATAATGGCTATTATTAGACCGCGCACTACAGGCTTTATTGTAGACCCTTTGTTGGCTCAGCGTCGTAAAGAAGCGGCAGCGCGTGAAGCTAACCTTGAGCGATCTGCGCAGTTCTTAAACCAAGCGTTTCTGCAACAGGCTGCTGTTGATTACGCAAAAGAACAGAAGGAGCTAGACGCTTTAGCTAAGAAGTCTAAGGCCGAAGGCGACGCAGCCAGGAACCGTATGGCTGATGATCAGTTTATGCAGGCTCCGGGGCTCACCGGACAGCAGGTAGATCAGGGATTCCAGGCTCAAGAAAAACTTGAAAAAGCGGCTGACGCTCGTGCTATGCAAGAGTATTTTGCACGACAGCAGTCAGAGACAGCAGATTTGTTGTCCAAACGTTTTGATAAAATGCTCAGAGCGGAATCAATTGCTGCGGGTGACACCGGGCGAAATGTGGCTTTCATGCCTATATCAGGCCCGGCAACACCTGTTGCATCAACCCGGCAGGCTCCGTATGACGACCTGCGCATTGCGGATCAACAGCAGGTAATGGATGACGACAGCGCTGCTGCTATGGCGAGAATGGGCGAAGACCCAGAATTTGCAGCGAAATTGCGTCAAATTGTCGACGAGCAAAACAATGTAAGCATGATTAATGCGAGGATTGCTCCTTTACTCGCTGCTATTCAGCCGTCACAAGGAGCTACACAGCCTTCTGTTGCAAATCAGATGCCTGCCCTCCCTCCACTGCGGTTACCAAACATTGGCGGGGCACCTGTAATGCGTGGGCGTGTTGACCCACAAGTTTTACAGCTTATGCAGTCGTTGGCTGGCAGGGGTATTGACCCAAGAACTATTGCGCGTTTTCTAGATCCCAATCAACCAGACTACTCCGGTGAGAGTGCTGGTAGAGTTGCTTTGCAACAGCTTCTTCGCCAGGCAGCGGGGGCTCGCTAGCTAATGGCCCGTGGGGACAAGTACGAACCGCTCATTCAGAAGTACGCTAAAAAATACGGCGTGCCTGCTGGTCTTATGCGTGAGCAGATTCGTTCTGAAAGCAACTTCAACCCGCGCGCTGTGTCTTCTGCTGGCGCTGCTGGCATTGCTCAGTTCATGCCTAAAACCGGAAACCAATACGGTATGAAGGCGATCAAAAAAGGGAACAAGTGGTACGCTACAGAGGATTTTTTCGACCCTGAAAAATCAATTGAAGCTCAAGCCAGGTACATGTCGGACATTTACAACAAGCAAGCTGGCAAAGACTGGGGCGTCACGCTTGCCATGTATAACATGGGGCCTAAAAACGTAAAAGAAAGAGGCTTAGAAAGCATTTTTCTTCCTGGCGGCGAACACTACAAACTAGAGACTCAAGGGTATGTAAACAGAACTTTAAAGCGAGCCGGGGTCAGGAGCCCTAGAATTGAGGGAGTTTTGGCTAAATCATCAAACAATAAAGTAGACAATGTTCTCTACGACACTCCCGTGTTGCAAGCACTCGCAAACGAGCGGAACAAGCTTGTTAATGAGCTAAATCAAGAAGCAGAAAAATACCTCAGTACATACGAGCAGGACTCTGAATCTGCTTATAATGCGCAACCTGATTTAGATCTAATGCGTGAGTTAGCACAGCGAGCATATCAGCAAGATCAAGAAAACCAAATGACTGCTAGCAACCTGGCTTCTCAGCTTGCGTCTATTATGAACCCTGCTTTTGCTAAGCAATTTAAAGACCAAACAAGCCCAAGAGTTAACGCTGCTCGTCAATACTTTGCAAACCTTGGTATGCTTAATCGACAGGCAATGTCTGCATCTCAAGCTAAAGCTAGGGCTAAGAGGCGTAGCGATCAAAAGCAGCAGTCACTTAGAGGTCGTATTAACGCCATGGATCAGCAAATAGGTGCTTTACGTCTTCAAGGACAAAGAGCAGAAGATGCTGTGGCTTTAGAAAGCGCAAAAAACAAGGGTAGAAAAGAGCGCGACGCGGCTAAACCGGCAGCACCTGAAAAAAGTTATGATATTGCAGCCCAGATTAACACACGCATGAAAGCGCTAAAGGAAACACTTGAAAAAGTTGAGGGTGATGCTGATCAGCAAATCTTGAAACAAATGGGTGGTATGGAAATGTTCCTGCCTGCGCTCTTGGATGAAAACAACAAAGACCCTGAACTTGTTCGTTTGCGCGAAAAATACAAAGCTCAAATTGAAGAAGACAGATTACAATTAGATGCTTTCCGTTTATTAAAAACTAAACAGTCAAGGTACACTGAATCTGAACTTAAAGAAGCCATAGAAAGAATAAGAGCAGCTAGGGATCCTAATAATTTAGCGCCAGAAACGCTGCCAATAGATAGCCCCCAAGGCGCTGCTAAGAGATTTAAAAATCGTCGTGATAAAGGTGCTCGATAATGACGACTCCTCAAAAGACGTTAGACAGTATTATCTACGGCTATGAGCAACAGGGCTATAACGATGATCAAATTCAAGATGCTTTAGTTAGACGAGGCATTGTTATTGATGATCTCGATGACAATGCAGGCGAACAAAAATTTCCAATTACTATTGGTGAGTACATAGACTCTGGCCCTGATGAAGGACTGGCTGTCGATCTTTATCAGCGTGGGATTTTAAATATCCGCACGCTTAGAGATGAGCAGTTTGATTTACCCCTGCCGCCAATGCGCCAGAATCTTAATGAAACTGATGAACTGCTAATCAAAGATCATGTCCAAAATTTGGCAGCGGGTAAGTATGATGACTGGCAATGGGATCCAGAGCTAAAAGCAGAACAAAAAGCTAAAGATGCATCCCGAGCAATTCTTAGATCTCAGGCTCCTTCTGCTAATATGGATCTTATAGATCAGTATGTTGAAGCATCGTTGGCTAATTATCAGCTTGATAAAGTTGCTGCTACTAGGGGCCGTGGTGCTACAACGGGTTTTGAACGAAGTCTCAATCAATCGTTAGCAGGTCAGCGATCACCTTTGCCTACACTTGGTAATAAAGAAAAAGAAATCGCAGATAGGCTTGTTGATGCTCGCAAAGCGCTTGATGGTTACGGAGCGTCCGCTGGTGTTACCGGCGGTACTATTGGTGTTATTACCGGCTTAGCTGATTTGATGGGCATTAGGCCCGCCGCTGAAGATGACGAAGGCGTTTTTTCGTACCTAAGCGATAAAACTGCTCGTGGTTTAGCCACTGCTTTATTGAATCAGCCATCTGATTTAGACAAACAACGAAAACTAAAAGATACTCCACAGTACAAATCATTAATGGAATCTACTCTTCGTCGCCGCCGTGAGGCAATGAATGAGTTAGCTGATATTACTGGCAGAGACGAGGGGTTTGATGACAATTACGCAACCCTTCAACAGACCTTTGGTAAGATTGATAAAACAGGCAAAGTCCTCGAAAAAGGTTACTTTAGACCTACAAACGAAGTGCAAAAAAAACTGCTCAAAGATATTCAAAACACCATGCGAGTTGAAGAGCGTTTAAACAGTGAAAATACATATAAAGATTTTACAACTTGGTTAGACACCGCCCTAAAAGGAACTGGCTTCGAAATTGATCACGAAACGAAGGCTAGGGAATCTCGTCAGGCTTTAGTTACTGAACAAGAACAAAGACTAAAAACTAGCCCAAGATTGCATCAACGCATTGGTGCTGAACTTTCTGACATAGCTCAAGGCTTGTATGCATTAACTAGTGTTATTGCGAATCCGTCTAAAACTGCGCAGATTGACAATCTTGCTGATCTCGTCGCTGCTGGAAAAATTGACCAAGATGAAGCAAAACTTTTAATGGATCAAAAAGGCTTTCAATCAGGCGCTGCTTTGTTTGGCGGTTTTGCTGGTTGGCTTGGTGGTTTTACTGACTTAGAATCATTCAAACGACAGGCTAAAAACGAGCCAGTAGGAACTATACTGGCTTTTATTCCTGTAATGAAAGCTTTTCAGGCTGCTAAAGTTGCGGGAGCTACCCGTGGTTTGAACCGCCTAAAAAAAATGGCAGAAAAAGCAGGGTTTAGCGACAGTCAAATTCTTGAAATTGCTAACCGTGCTGATGACATTATGACTAAACAGCAGCGAGGTATGCTGGAGAATTGGCTAGATACTGCTCGTGGTAAATATGCAGACAGCAAGTTTTTAGAGGTTATCGATCGCTATGGTATAGCCCAAGGCACTGTTGGGGCGGTACAGGGAGCGGCACTAGGCTTTGCACTGGGCGGCGAAGGTGACGCATTTATTGCAGGCCTTATGGGCGGTGTTGGTAAAGGTGTCAAAGGCGCTTATAGGGGCAGTGATAGAAGCAGGCGATTTTTTGATGATATTGCTGCTACAACAACGCCTGGCGGTGATGCTGTAACCAACAATACATCAGAGATGCTGGCTAGAGCCCAAAGCGCTAAGTCTGCTTTAGAAGTTGCATTAGATGATGCTCGGCGCTCTGGACGGTCTTTAGATAGAGAAGATTTAGAAAGAGCAATTGACGCAGATGGGGCGGCTGAAAAAGTTGCTGAACTTTATTGGCACGCTGATGCGTCTGTTTCTGATTTGAAAGATAGATATAAAGCACTGCCTTTGGGTAGCCCGGAAAAAGCTGAAGCGAGACGAGTTTATTTAACAGCCCAAAATACCGCTATGAATGAGTTTATTGAGCGGGGTGATTTTGGTGGAATGATTCCTGTTACCCGCAACGATGCTACTTTAAATCTTATTTATGATGATTTTAATTTATACAAAGAACGATTAGAAAAAGATCGTCAAAGAGTTATTAATAACTTTGAAGAAAAAAGGCGCAAAGAAGCACAAAGATTTGAAAACAAAAATAACGCATCTGCAATAAAAGAAGCTGAAAAGGAGATGCTCACCGCTCGTGGCTCAGTAACTCGTGCACAAAGTGATGTGGCAACTCTTCGAGAAGCGGCAGATAAACGATACAACAATGATTTAGACACAATAAGCAGTCAGGTTCTTGACCGAAGAAAACAACGGGCAAAAGGAACTAAACTTACCAGAACAGAAGAGTTTTTAGAAGCCGAGTCAGCGCCAACAAGAATAGAAGGGCAATTAGAGTTAGCTAGAATGGATGCCGATGAGCTTTTTCGACAAGCTCAAAACGAAGGCATCGTTAAGCCTGGGCAAACCATCGAAAGTTTCGCAAAAGGCAATCGCAATAACCCGGTAGTAAAAGCTTACAGGAAAACAAAACAACTCGAAAAAGACCTGGAGAAAGCCCGTAAAAGGCAGGCAAAAGCAAAGGCTGAGTTTGAAGACCCAAAAGTTCAGTACACACTTAGCGCTTCCACAGGTAAGCTAGTTAAAGGCAAGTCTCGTTCCTACCCATCTCTTGTTGCAGAGATTGAACAGCGCCGAATCAAAGACGAACTTAAAATAAGTGCAGCGGAGACTAGGGTTGCAGAAGCTAAACTTGAGCTAGAAACCTCCAAAGAAACAATGGCTCAAATTGAGCTCAAAGCCAGTCGTGAAATATCTGATACAGATATAGAAAGACTGTCTGCTGAAGAAAACTTTGATCGCAAACTAGTAGAAAGTCGTGACAGGCAGCTAGCAGAACTTGATGAGGCAGAAAAAAATAAAGGCGATGTTATTCGGCGTATTGCCGACACTAATATGCGAGCCAAAAAAGGCGAATACTACAAAGCAATTAAAGCCACTTTTGGATATCATGTTGATGACGGAAACTATGTTTTAGCTATCGACGCACCTGTATTATATCAAAGAGATATTAAATTACCTGACGGCGAAATTGTTAGGGGCACACGAAAAGTTACGCCTCTGGTGCCGTCTGATTTTGATCTAAATGATTATACTCGTATGCCAAATGGTTATTTGGGGACCGCTCGTGCTCTCGATACATCTACGGGTAATCTGCTAGCGCAAATTCAAAACTTCCCAGCTAAAGACGTACCAAGAGTTGTTGCTGCGTTAAATAAAGTAGTTAATCAAAACTTTGAAACCATTGCAGGTGCAAGACTGGCTGATTCTCGTTTTGACTTAGAAAAAATTAGAAAAGACCTAAGAAAGTGGGACGGCAAAAAACCACTGAAAGCAACTCCAGAAAACGAAAGTTGGACAAGGGGTCTTATTGACGCAATGGGTGCCAGTATTGAGCCTCGTGGTATTAATGATCTTAAACGAATACAGCTTTCTGTTTATGGTGATTTAATTGTCAACCAAGCAAACCCAAGGCTTCTACTTAATACCGATACTAGAAGTCGATTTGTCAGCTATGCGCTAAAAACAATTCATCCCCAACTCGAAAAAGCTTACGGTAAAGCAACTACCAAAGGCCAGAGAAACCTAGAGATACGAGAGCTAGAACAAGAACTCACGAATATGGTTCGTGATTTTGCTCAAACTCGATCTTTAGGAGGTGACACAACTCTTGGGCGCGGCAACTACAAATTTAGTCGCCAAGTTGAAGTGCCTAATCCCGATGATCCTAACGTGCCTTTGCGTAAAATTGAGAGCTTGGAATACGATGGCCCTAGAGGTCGAAAAGAACTTGATATAGAAAATCTTTTTGAGGATTTTGCCGAAAGCGAGCTAACTGCTCCACAAATTGCTAGAGCAAGACAGCACGCTATTCGAGATACTTTGTACTATACTCAAAGGGGTATGGAAGGCCGTATTGCGGTAGAAGAGGCAACATTAATTGCTTCTGGTGTAAGCAGAGAAGTTTGGGACAAAGGCGGTAAAAGTCCAGAATACATCCAAGGTGTTTATAAAAAGTTTTTAGAAACCGGCGAAATGCCTGCTGCGTTGAAACTAGCTGAGACTAAAGAAGGTTATATTCTTAGTGCTAATCAAAACGCAGTGTCTAGGCAGATTTTAAATGACTTAGTTGACAATCCTGAGTTCAATAAAAAAGGCATGTCAACAGATGAGGCTGCTGCATTAATCGATCAGCAGTTGCGCAATACCGCTGACCCTAAAGCTGACCGTGGTCAGGATTATGTTCGTCTTGGGTCAGATGGAGCCCCGGACATTCCAGGCGTAAGTCGTATCGGCCAAAGGCCAGTTGCAGAGCAGGGTGTAGGGCTTACATCAACACACAATATTTTACAGCCTGAGCACCTCGATGACATTACAACTCAGATTAGAGAAGGATTAGAAGGCCCGGATTCGACAACAACTATTTTTATGAGAAGAGATGTTGCTGATTCTTTTGGCTGGATGCTTGGCACAAATAAAACTTTGCAAGCTATGGATTCAGGAAACCTTGCGCAGTTGCAGGTTATTTCTACCCTGTTTAAGTGGTTCAAGACTGCTGGTTCTATTGTAAACCCAATGACCAACTATGCCTCTAACACTAAAACCTTGCTGATAAACCAAGGCCTCAACCCTGTTCAGGCGTATCTTGCACCTGTTGAAACAGCAGCTTTATGGTCTAGATACAGCGCTGGTTTGCTCAAAGGAACCTCATTAGAAAAACGTTTCGATCGACTAGTTGAGACTGGTTTTACCGAACAATCTGTTCTTGGGGCAGAGATTGATTCAATGAATTTATCTCTTACTTCAACAGGTACAAACGTTACGTTTGCCCAGAGCGTTGAAGATCTATTTAAAAAAGGCGTTGTTCCAGGCACTGGCGGTAAAAAAGTGCCAGGCGTTCAAGAGCTTACTGAGTTGCAAGATCGTTTGTATCGTCGTTATGGTGATGAGCTATTCAAGCTAACTGACTCAATGATTGAGTGGGGCAAGATTGAAGATCGAATAAACAATCTAAGCAATAATAGTGGCATTACATTTACAGATCTCAACACTGGCGCAGGTTTTTCTAACTCAAAAGTTTTAGGAACTATCCGCAAAATTTCAGATGACGATGGCAACAAATATGCTGTTGTAATGAAGTACGGAAAAAATCGTAACAAAGTTATTCGTGTAAAATCTTTGGACGATCCTGCTGCTGGGGATTTAATTGCGCGTGCCGCTATGGGTCATGCTAATTCTCTTTATTATGATCTTAGCAAAACAGGCTCAGGTATTAAAATGGCTAAGCGGTTAGAGGCATTAGCTATTATGCCATTTACTAGTTGGCGCACAAAAGCGTTAGATATTCCAATGGTTAAAAAAGGCATGTTTTATCGCATGTTTGTCGATGACAATTACATGATGTCAGATGATATTCGTGTTAACTTTGCTATTTACGGTGAAGAAGCAAAGCGAGCAATGCGTAGGTCGTTTTGGACGGCTGTTGGGAAAAGCGGATCGGAAGACTATCGTGAGATTAGGCCTTTCATGAAACCTTATGCACAGCGGGGGATATTCACAGGAAGCGATGCAGATATTAGTTTTCTTTTAGCTGACAGCAGTAATCCCATTGGTGGTTTAATGACGGCTATTGAATGGATGGCAGAAAGTGATCAGCTTATTAGAGATAGTTTGCCAGAAGGCACTATTGCTAACCCTACCGCTGGTGACAGGGCATTTTTTCGTATGATTCACGGCAATGCATCTAGCGGGGTAGCTCCTACTATTTCTAAGGTTGTTGCCGATCTTACCGGTGGCGGGGTTTTGCAACAGGTTGTTGCAGCATTTGCGGGTTACGATACTTTGCGCGACCGCCCAATTGACAATTATGATGATTATCTTTTGAATCTTACCAGAACAATTATGCCTGGATATGCAGTAAAATTAGGTTTGCCAACCGTGGCCACTTTTGGAGTGTTGCCTACTGATAACTATGTAAAACAGTTCTTAGATCAAACAAAGTCAAACGTTCCTTTTGACATTGAAAACATGGGCAGATCACCAAGCCAAAAGATTCTAAATAACGGTGATAATTTTGTAACTGGTATAAACGTATTGTTAGCTCGTAAGTTTCGACGAGTTGACCCTTTTTGGTTTAAAAACTTGGCTGTAAACATGGTTCCACGATTGAAAGATATGGCGCTGCGCACATCTAAGGAACTTATAAAAGAAGGCTACGGACCAGAAACTGAAAAGTTTCAAAGAAACGCAAAAATGATTCAGGATGTAATTGCATCGTATCAACGATACGCCAAAACTATTGGTAAAGCCTTAAAATCGAAGGACTAACATGGACTACCCGCAAAACTTTTCCTACAAAGAACTGCGATGTAAATCGGGTGATGAGTGCGCATACCCTGACAGGTTGCGTCATCTCGCCTGGACACTTCAGCTTATTCGTGACGAGTACGGAAAGCCAATACGCGTTAACAGCGGCTATCGCTCTCCTGAGTACAATAAAGAAATTGGAGGAGCTACAAAGTCGCAGCACATGTATGCTCGTGCGGCTGACTTAGCGCCATGGAGTGGTCGTGATGACGATTTAGCGGATTTAGTAAGCGCAATTGAGCGGCTTGTGATCACTGGAAAAATACCCAATGGTGGTATAGGTACTTACAGAACCTTTGTTCATTACGATATCCGACCTAATGGTCCTGCTCGCTGGAGTGGCTAATGTTTAGCAGGAGAAAACGAAGACATATCTCAGGTATAACTGAACTGTCTTCTAACAGTCTTGTCATTCCTGATGTGACTGCTGATGCGACCGCCCGCTACGAGAACAATAGTTATAGCGGTGGTGTCTGGTACGATTTGGCTCCTAACCCTGCCAATGGCACAGACAGTCCAACCACAACTGCAACGATTACCGGCGTAACACAGGCAAACCCTGGCGTCGTGACTTGTGCTGCGGGACACCCGTACACCAATAACATTATTGTTTTTATTTCTGGTGTCGGTGGCATGACGCAGTTGAATGGCAAAACCTACACTGTTAGAAATGCAACAGCAACAACGTTTGAGTTATATGATGCAGCGATTACCCCAGCAGTGGTGGATACTACAGGTTATGACGCATACACAAGCGGCGGTACTGCAACTCGTGGTGTGTTAACCTGGCCCTACTTTAACGGCACGGCATGGCTTTCAATTGGAAACCCGGCAAAGCTACAGTACAGCGGTGCGTTTACAATCTGCGCTTGGTATAGGCAGGACACAGCAATTCCCAGGCAAGGTAACGAGCGAATATTTAGTCACGATGATGTTGGCACCCGTCCGTTTTTAATAAGTCAAGACGAGATAACTGGGCTAGCGCAAGCGTTTATTTCAACGCCTAATCCCACTCCACCACCTACTAATAACTTTAACAATGTTCAGGCGTCAGGCAACTACGCAACAAACACTTACCACATGATATGCCTAGTAAACGAGGGCACTGTAGGTAGCGATCTTTTGCTTTATGTTGATGGTGTTTTACGAGGAACGGCGGCAGGCAAAGGTGGGCCTTCTTCAGGTTGGGGCACCATCCACACCGAGTTTGGGCGTCATCAAATAGGCAACCAAGCCGGAGGTTTTGGTAATCAAACCGACTACTTTACAGGTGACATTGACACCGGTCGTTTTTATGGTCGTGCTTTGTCACCTGACGAAATACTTAGAGACTATTATGCCGGTTTGCCGGCTCATTCATAGGGATAATTATGTACGCACTAATGACACGCGAACAGTTTGCTACTCATCGTAGGCACCTCAAAGGCGTTATTAAGTTTTCGAAATGTGAAACTGAGTTTTACGCTCAAGTAAAAAATGAGGACGACTTTGAAGACTGTCGTCTTTTGACGCGACAAGAGCTTGATCAGTATTTGGAAGAAAGCGCTGTTTGGAATCCAGACGCAGAAGTTGATGGCGACATGGCTGAAGACTTATCCAAACTTAAAAAGTCTGAGCTTGTTTCTATTGCAGAAGAGATTGGTATTGATTTACCGAACAAAATAACCAAAGCGCAAATCATCGCTCTTATAGAGGAAGCATAAAATGGACCTCAACTCTCGTGTGAAACGCAACAATCCTATTTGGGATAAAAACACTAGGCAGAAAAAATTTACCATTCCAGCGCCGGGCGGCGGGGGTACTCATAACTTAGTTATGATTACTGATGAAAATGCCAGCGGCACCTACATGATGATTGCTAATCATAGCTCTGCGACGGTTCAAATTATTAACACTGCTGTAGGTGAGGCAGATCAAGGCATTCCTTTGGGAGTGGGCTCTGTATTTGAAACAGCGTTTGATTTTGGCCCTCCTGATACGACTGGCGGTACCGTTTACGCTATTGCTATTTTTGGCCTTGTTGGTTCTGTCATTAACGTTACTTATTTTAGCTAGGAGTAGTCATGGAAAAGATTAAATCTAGAAAACTTTGGTTGTCTTTACTTGCTGCGGTTCTTCCTGTTGTGCTTGCTCATGTTTGGCCTGATCTTCCTACAGAAGCTATTGTGGCATCCGTTCTAGGCGCTTTAGGTGGCGTCCTTGGTATTAGCATGGAAGACGTTGCAAAACAGAAGCGAGCGGCTGTGGAGGCTGCTTCAAAAGCTGTCCCTTTGGACGAACCCTCAGACAAGTAGCCCCACTTGTTTTGCGCAACGGTGATTCTGGGGGGCTTGACCTGTCTCTTGGCGGGAATAGTGATCGGTGGGATGTTGGTCTTAATGCTCGACATAAGATCGGGCGAGACTTCGACCTCACAGCAGCACTTACAGCCGGAGCCGAATGGGGCGGTACCACCGATTGGCAAGGAACCGTAGGCGTTAAGTGGCGCTGGTGATTAAATCCAGTCCTTATCGTTCGATGATTCAGGCTGTTTTGCTGGCTCTGATTCTTGTAGCACTGGTTGAACTTTTTCTATCTGGCATTGTGTTTGTTCTTCGTCGGTTTGCGGGTGCGTAAAATAAGCGTGCAACACTGACGCTGTAAGAAAAGTAGAAATGAACCAAATCATTTTGAAATCATCGCTCATATTATGCTCCAAACAATTCTGATTGATTTTCGTTTGTCTGATAATCAGAAAGCAGAACCGACACCCTGCGCTTAGCTATTGATAAATAGTCAACGTTTACATCGATACCAATGTAATTACGCTTATTTGTAAGAGCCACTTTGCCTGTAGTGCCGCTGCCGCTGAACAGATCTAAAACCGTGCCGCCTTCTGGGCATCCAGCTTGCATACATCGCCACGGAAGTTCCTCCGGGAACACAGCGGGGTGCTGTCCCATAAAGGAGTTAGGCTTTAGCTTCCATACTGTTCTGGGCTGTGCCCCCGTGTCGCTTGGGGCAGTTGCAATCCGAGGGTCAACTCGTCGTGGATTTAATATCTTGGTGCGCAACGGATCAAGGTTGAAATAGTAATCTTTTTTCTTGGTTAGTAAGAATATTTGTTCATGTGCGACAGTAAACCGATCTTTAGCACTCGATGGCATGGGGTTGGGTTTTTGCCATATTAGCTCGTTGCGTAACCACCATCCGTCTGCTTGCAAAGCAAAGGCCAAGCGCCAGGGCGTTCCGATTAGATCTTTTTCTTTCAAGCCGTCTGGTATCGTGCGTTTGGTTACGTTGTGATTGCCATTGATTCTGTTTCTGTTGGCCGTTCTGCCTGCATAGCTGTCGCCAACGTTTAGCCATAAGCTGCCTTGATCACTTAAGTTTTCCCTGGCTGTTCGAAAAATAGAAACCAAGTTTTCAATGTATTCATGGAGGGTTTGATTTTTGCCTACCTCTGCTTTTTCATCGCTGTAGTTGCGCAGGTTGAAGTAAGGCGGCGATGTAATAATGCAGTCGTATTTTAACTGAGGGTTTTGTTTCAGAACAGCATCGCTTGAACCATGACCATAGATTAGCTGTGCTTTGTATGGGCCATTTTTTAGTATTACAGGTTCCATCATATCTCCCTTAGCAACTTCACGGCTTTGTTAAACCTTTGCAGTCTTTGTTCTAGGCTTGATATTTTTGAATCACGATCTTCAATTCTTCGATTGTAAGAAAATACTGTATCAACAAATTCTTTTTGCATTTTGTTGAGATCAGTTTTTCTCTCTCGACTTAATTTCTTTTCAAAAGATAAGTCGGATTTTATTTTTTCCAAACGCTGTTTGTATGTGTTTCGGCCACTGCTGAGTCGCCTGTTTTGCAGCTTCAGAGCGTTCATCTCTTTTCGCAGGGCGCTAATGATTTGTTTTTGAGCAGTAACTTGATCTTCAAGGTTCTTGTGCATTGTGCGCAGCTTGCGAAACTCTCGAATCGTTTTATTGGGCATGTCACATGTTGGACATCTAGTCATTTTTACCTCCGCCTTCTTCTCTGAGCTTCTGCCTCAGTCGAAACATTTTTCTTTGCATGGCTATATTTGAATCCAGTAATAAACGTATGTACTGAACTGCTTTTGCCAGACGATCGTTTTTGTTTTCTGTTCGTGAGCTTTCCCACAAAAAACTTCGTATCTCAGATATCTGTTTGCGATCCACTGATCCTCCTGTCCCGGCCAGGCACGAACAAAGCACCACCTGACGCAGACATAATCCTGCTATGAATGTGATCACCATAACGGTTGATCAAATCTTTCACAGATAGATTAGTTGTAATGAACACAGGCAACCCATTGCTGTAACGAACATCGAATAGGTTGCGCATAGCAGACCCTTGCCACTCAGTGAGCCGCCTGCGACTGGCTCCTAAATCGTCAATCATCAACATGGGCGTTGTGATGTATGGGGCTACTACGTTCTGCCTTGCCGTGTAACCGTGATGCTCGTGAGCAATGTCAGCCCGCTCAAAAAGATTTGCTTCTGTGGTCCAAAGGGATTCACTGAATGATGATTCAGTAAACAACTGCTCGATAAATAAACTAGTCAACCAACTAGTTTTGCCTGTGCCTACAGGGCCAACGGCTAGTAGCCACGCTGGCGGTTTCCAGCTTCGCACGGCCGAAGCAACGTGATCGTTATGGGCATCCATCGAAAGCATAGTAGGTGATGATAGTTTGTGCAAAAACTTGGGCACACCGCTTTTCTGCAAAAGTGCAAGTTGCCTTTGCTCGATCTGGGACTGCCGCTTTCTGTCTTCGCAAGTTTGACACTGGCGCTTTACCCAGTAGCTAAACCGGGATCCCTGTTGCCATTCAAACCCTAAGCTCTCATCGCATCCATCGCATGGCACGGGCTGTGGCGGATTGTCCGGGTCGGTACGCCCGATGTCGCTCATCTTATCGTACAGTTCATTCAAATAGACTCGGATGTCTTTCATCGTATTCTCCAAGCGTTTCTAGGGTGACGCTCGTACCCTCTTCGTCGCCCTCTTTGGCGATGATCTTTGTGCAAATGGTCATGCATATCTGAGCATCGTCAACGAGGATGAGATCAGAAATGCTGTCGATGATAGATTTTTGAAGATTGTCTAGGTCCGGACGTGAGATGCGCCATCTGCATTTTTGCTTGTCAGCTTTGCGTGCGCCGGTCGGGCAACGGAACCGGAACTGCAATCGAAGCAGCACCGGCCCGTCGGCCCGTTCCCAGTTTTGCCTGATGGCGGCGTGGTCAGCGATTAGCTGCGCAACCTTTTTGAAATCCGTAACTCGCTTGGGCTGGTATCCCCCAAACTTTGACGCACGATAAGATTGCTTTGGCACTGGCCTACCCGGAACAAAGTACACTAGTTTCAATTGGGTTTTTCTTCCTTCTTGGGAACCCGAATAACTAGAGCAGCAATATCCTCAAACTGATTGAAGACAACACTAGGCGTGCCATCGTCCTCCATGATCGGATCGTAGTCAGTATCAGCAAACACCAACTGGATGCGATCTTTGCCGTCCTCGTCCTTGGTCAGATACCGAACAGCATTGATACGCAGCATGGCTGCGCACCGTTCTAGCCAAGTAACCTTTAGCTCGTTGAGAGAAACATTGAGTTTATTCTCATGGTCGATCACAGCGACCGCAGCATCGATCCGAGACTGCGAGGCCTCTAGCAGCGTATCAACTACATTCATGTATTCCGTGGCCTGCTCGATCATCTGATCTTTGGCTGCCTCGATCTCTTTGAACTCATCAGAACTGCTCATTGTATCCTCCGCCCTGATGTTGACCGTAGCCACCATACTGTTGGTGCTGGGGCTGCTGGTACTGCTGCTGCTGGCCCTCGCTGCTGTTCTTGCCCTTGGCCAAACGACGACAGCGGAATGCCTTGAGCTTCATTGCAGAGCGCTCCTTGCCCGTGGTCTTGTCAGTCCACTTGTCCATGTCGATGGTGCCGCTCAGAAAGATCTGATCACCGACGTTGTATTGATCAATGGCTGTGATGGCGACACGGCCGAACGCGACCACGGTGAACCACGATGTGCTCTCCTGGCCGTCTTTGAAGTCAGAGCAAGCAATGCGCATCTCGCACCCCTTGCTGTCAGCGCTACGCATCTTGATCTCGTCAAGCTTGCCAATGCGCCCAATCATCTGGAAGTCACGAAGCATGATTACTTCCCTTCTTTGGGTAATGCCCATGCGGGCAGTTGTGGAGTATTCCAGTAAGCAGCACGACCAGTCGCCTTGACTCGGTGGTAGTGCTCACCACGATCTTGAAGAGGTACGAACTGGAAGTCCAAGTAGTACAGGTACCGACCGATACCAAGCTGGACAGCAGTGCGTTTCATGGCGGACGACATGCCGCCTTTGACGGCTTCAACTTGGGTATTGTCAGCCCCGTCTTGCTTGACTACCCACTCGCCGGTTTCTGGGTTGCGCACCCTCAACTCGCAAATCAAGCCACCGCTCGGACCCGGCACGAAACGGTTTTCCCATCCGAAGACACCGAACACATCATCGAGTCTGCTTTGGACAGCACGGTTGGTAACGTACGGCAGAACCATTACGGCTTCACCGTTGCGAACTTCACGCTGCACACGCCACTCCACATCGTGTGGGGCAAACGGAGCTTGTAGCGCTTTCATGATATCAGGGGTCATGATCCCTCCTTTCATCGAGCCCATGATGGGCTGATTAGCTCTTTTGCGACCTTCGGATACGAAGGCCATTCATTGTTCATTTTGCACTCGGCGTATCGATTGATCGCCTCTTCACACAGTCGGTAGCCGATCTCATCCATCTTTACATCGGGATGGTACACAGCGACCTGATGAGTGTGCTTCTCAACGGCGATCCAATACCACTGTTTAGTCTGGCCATGATTGAGAGCAGCATCGCCCATCAGATAGAACTGAGCGGACAAATGATACTTGAAGCTGTAGACCGCTTTGGCAAAGCCATCGGGGCTTGCATCCTGGCAGGTCTTCAGGTCGATCATGCAACCACCACCAACCCAGTCAGCAATCGCCTTGCATGGCGCTCCCGTCGCTCCGTGCTGCCACTCGAAGTAGTGCTCCGGCGTGCCGTCGGAGAGTATCTCTGAACAGACGGGATGCTTCATCACAGCGTCTCGCATCCAGAACATATCGTCGTAGTCGAACTGACTGAACACCATACCCGGATCGATGTTGGTAGCTTGCAGGAATGCCTCCATCTCAGCCTTGCCTGCTTTGGTGCGCAGATTCAGGCCCTCGGGGCGACAAGCAACATGGCGCTTGAACTTGTCCTCGCCTTCGAGAATCAGCATGTGCACTGCTGTCCCGAATCGCATGGCTGCTGTAGGCTGTGGACGTTTGGCCTTCGGCCCATATCGCAGCATGTAGTGAGCAGGGCTCTTGAGGATCTCCTTAGCGCCGCTGCTGGTTAGCCGGTCTGTGCCGGAATGATAACTCGATTTATCCACGTTTCCTCCTCGGGGCGTGATCCCCTAATGGTTTCCCCCATACCCCCTTCCTTAACCCCTTACCCCTATAACAACGTCTCTCTAAATGGGGTAACGGAGTAAGGAAAGAGTATGGAACTAATGAACTTGATTTTCTGATTGGTCAACCTCTTTGTAGAGCTTTCTTCCTGCATTTACAACAGCAGTGAAATGCTCAATGATTAGCTTCATCTCAGATGCAATAACATCAGTAGAATCATAGGCTTGCGGCTCGTTGCGCAGTTCCGTTGACAACGTACTTGCTCGAAAAACTAGTGAATCGAGACGCTCAATAAGTTTGGCTTTTGGCATGCTCACCTCCGTAGGAGGTATTATACCAGACCTTGATCTAGGATCTACAAGTTTCTTGATTTCGTGTTCGGGTACTGGTGGTAACTCCGTATCGAACAGACTGTGAACATACACGCCAGCTTTGCGACCGCTCTTTGTTGTGCGTTTGACATGCTTGCCATCGACGTACAGCTTGCGAATAGCTCCTTGCTTTTCTAGTTCAAGGCGTCTTGGTCGTTGGGTGTTTGGTGCCATATTCAATGCAAGCTGGATTTGCTCGTCAGTAGCCCCAGTCTCACCACAACTGTACAAGTACAATCGCACTTTACTGCGCAGCCGAAGCGATGGCTTCTCCATTGAATCAGCAGCGTCAGCACTTGTTTCGCTTCCTTTCGCAAAGGGTATGCCTTTACCTCTTTTTTCAGTCATTGATCTGACTCCTATTGTTGCGCAGTTCTTTGAGGGCTTCGATCACACGATCACCGTATTTGCTTTTCCATTTGAGCACGGTGTTGCGTGATGCACCGACCATCTGAGCCGCTTCTTCTTGCGTAAAGCCATCGTGCATTGCGATGATAGCAAATGCTTTGGAGTAGGCTTTTTCTGATGTTGACTTGTTGCGCACATCAACAGATCCCCTCGCAGGCACATAGATGGAACCACCTGAAAAATCAGGGTATTTTGTCTCAATATGCTGTTGCACAATATCGATAAGAGCGACGGGTAAAACATCGCTTGCTTTTAGATAGCTCATCCTCTTGCCTCCAAGAAATCTTTGAGCATCGATGAGACGGCCTCTGCGTCTCGTTCGATTGATTCATTGTAGTATTTGACACGGGGATTGCTGCTTTGAACTTTGGCTCGCTGTTGCGCAACAATCTGATAGATACGACCACGGGTAAGACCGTAGCGGTGTGCTAGCACGATCGCCGGCACCCGCTGTTGGTCTTGGTTTAGTCCGCTATACTCCGTGAAAATAGTATAGTTACGGCGACTATTCCTAGACATCAGTATCTCCAATGCGTTCAATGAGAAGTTTGGCAGTGGCAATGATGCGCACAAGCTTATCAATCTTTTCGTTGATGTCGTCGATGCCCAGGCATTGTCTCCAATCATCGAGATCAAACTGATTTGCGCACAATGCGTGAAAGTCAATTTTGTCTGAAATATCAATGCCGTCGATAGCAGCTTCTACATGGTTGCTCAGGTTATCAATATTGCCAGCATCAACCTCATGATCACCAAGAACATCACGGGCAGACTCTCGGGCAAGCGACTGTAGCGCTTCATTGACGGTACCGCTGTCTTCGATGATCTCCAGCATCTGCGCACCGAGTTCGGACTTGTGTGCAAAAAGATTTTCATCAATTCTTCGGACCTTGGCTTCCAACTTCTCAAAGTCGTCGGTGTCCATGTCACGGCCTTTACGATCGAGCTTCTGTCCTTTCTCAAGGATATCGATACGCTGGAGCACTTGCTCAAACATCTCATCTTGAGAGTCCAGTTTCTTCTCGATTCTTGTGATCATCGCAAGGTGTGCGTTGGTACTAGAACAGAGGCCAAGCAGTATATCATGCAGGTGGTCGTTGAAGTTGCGCATCGCAGCTACCGATTCATTGATCGGACGAATGTGAACAGAATCAGTCATGATTCATCTCCTTCTGGTGGTGTAATGGCGACAGGACCAACGATCATTCGACCGGCCAACTCAGACGCCTTGGGATTGTAAGGTAGACCATGCATCAGGCCTTCTTCATTGGCCCACATCGAGCGACCGTCAGATAGCTGAACGTGTTCGATGTAACCGCCGACAACCTTTTGCAGCACTTCTAGTTTGGGTACCTCAGTAAAAAAGGTAATAGGATCACCAGAAATAATGCCCATGTCTTTGTGCAGTTTCTGGATTGCGGGATGCTTACTAAAATCAGGCAGTTTCATTTGCCCTCCACTTCTTTGAGCCAATCGTTATAAAGTTCCTGCGCATCATCGATGTCCTCGTAGACTTCCCAGTCTTCGGCTACATGAGGATCATCGGACTTGATGCACACGCCATGGCCCACGGTAAAACCGATGGAGCCACTCATGTTTGCGCCGTAGCGCTTGTCGATATCTTCTTTGCTGACTTCATCGCACGGCAGCCAAACACTGCCGCTGACCTGCGTATGAAAGTGCCACCAAAACTTTTTCTCGGTCAGTATGACCTTAGTCGAGTCTGACAACGCCGCCTCCCCTCAGTTGTATTTGAAGGAACGAAAGCTCGATGAGAGCATCGAATATCTCTTCATCATCAGGCGTGCGATCATCATAGTTCCACTGGGTTTTCTCAGCCACAGCATGAGGATCCCATCCGTCAACAAGGCCGACACCCACGATGTCACTTGAGCACTGACCGAAAGCGTCTTCGAGTTTGCACACATCGAGATCATTGCAAAAGATGTTGTTGATCATGTCGAAGCAGTGATTGTACACATCATCATGATGCGCATCGCTCTCACGTTTGTAGTAATCTTCATCGTCAAGAATCGGATAGTCGGCCAGGGCTGCATCGATGTCTTTGGCAATCTTAGCAGCAGGCGTCAGCGGCTTAGCAACGATGATCTCGAACCAGCCACAGGCCCAGTGCCCGAAGCTAAGCGTCGTGAAGTCGTCGTAGCCGTCCTCGTCGGCCTGCTCATCACCTCGCTTCTCAAGCGAAGCAATCGCAGCATCCCAGTTGCTCTCTGCGAGCAGGCTGGAGTCACGGGTGCGCATCGTAGGTAGAACGAACCACTTGTCGTACATGTTTGGATTCTCTTCACCACGAACAGGCATGCCTACCCTGTCCATGGGTGTTGGAGCAAAGTCTTGATACAGTTGCATTAGCTTGCCTTTCGCTCTTTGGCATCAAGTTCACGATCGACAAGTCGGATGACGTGACTGTGAAACTGATGCTTGGTTTTGCGGGATGCGTTGGTGGTCAAGCCGATGTGGTTACGCACATCTTCGGCAGTGACGTAGGGCTTGCGACCATCGAGCACATGGCTCCACATGCGCAACCGACGCCAGACCTCATGATAGTTTTTGGTGGTGATTGAACCAATGCCGGTATTGAGCGACGCCCAAATCAGGTGTTCAGTCACCGGATTGAGATACAGACCATCATCACGCTGTTCGTAGCACCTTTCCTCGTGGTTAGGTATTGCGGTCAAATCATAAGTGAGTGCCATGTTATGCTCCTTTCTCTGGAGTTTTGTGGACAGGCTTCCACGGTTCATCTGGTGGATTGGGGCAAGTGAAACACACAAAGCCCTCGCTATAGACGTGAGGTTTGCTCACATCGATTTTTTGTGCCGGACGATGCTCAAGGCCACATACAACACAATGGACAACAATAAACTTGCGCATCATTTCTCCTCTGGTTCTGCAAGTTTGCGTTCGTACTCTTCCATATCGGTGACGTAGCCACGACGGATCAGCCATCGGCCGACCTGATCGTAGTTGAGGCCATAACCAAAGCGTAACGCCTCAGCGATTGCGTGAATGTTGATGTTGGTCGTTTTCATACATCAATCCTCCGAAAGGTAGAGTTGTCGTAGAAGTTGGTGAATCGAAACAGCCGACCGGGCTGCGCACCAAGCCAACGCTTGAACTTGATGCTAGCCTTGCGGTCATTGCGAGCCTCGAACAACACACGTCGATCCGTACCAAAGGGTTCTCTGGTGCCGATGTATCCGTAGTAGTTCTTCATCACTCCCCCTCATCTGACGGGTGATACCAACCAGCCGGGGCAAGCTCATCGCTGATGGCGTCCTCGATACTGGCTTGTGCGACCTCGCCATTGAGATCAGGAAAGAACTGAGGATACTTGTTCGTCATCATGTCGATAGCATCTTGATTCTCTTGCCAGCGACCACCACACTCAGTCACTCGCCAGTCTTCAATGCTGATGAGTTTGTAGTAAGTGTTAAGCTGAAACGCTTCACGCAGGATATTGTCACAATCTTTGGCGTCATCGTACGTTGCTTTGGCATCTCTCAACTGACGAATAACCTCGTTGCGCATCTGAGATGGCAGCACACCGTCGAAGTTGAGATAGCCAAGCTCCTCGATGAAGTCTTCGAAAGTGTAGATTTCACGGACAAACTGGGCGCGCTCGATCAGAGAACCAATGCAATCGTACATGGTCACGTTGTCCATCATCGCAATGCGCTGCTTGCGCCACTCGGACATCTCAGCAGGCGTGGCATGAGCGGGATATTCGAGCGGCACGGTGTAGTACATGCGAAACCATCGCTCGCCAGTAGATCGATACGCAGGCGATAAGTCGGTACGGAACGTGAAGTGGTAGTGATGATGCGCAGGAAAGTTGTAGCCCTTCATCACTGTTTGATCATTAGGCCAACCGGGTCTGGCGTTGACCCGTATGAGGTCATATCGAACATTGGCATTGATAACTGCTCGTAGGAAATCGGCGTTCATACATCACCTCCAATCTGCTGGCTGCCGGCTTGGATGCTTGGGTCGTAGCCAAAGCGCATACGGTGCCACTCTTCATCGCCGTGAAGTTCAGTGACCATCTCAAGGCCACAACGCTTGGCAAT